TTGATTGATTGTGTTGTTAGCAATTTTTAAAGCACGTTGCATAATCATTTCTGGGCTATTCCATGCTTTTTCAACTTGGATGAAATACTCTCTAAAATCAAAACCTTTTTCTGTACCTGACATCATCGCAACATGTTTAGCTACATCAAGTGTTAAAGCATAATCTTCTAGTTGTCTTACAGCTCCGTTATTAACAACCGTACTTGTAAGTACACTTGTAAAATCCCTATTTTCTTTGAAATGCTTCAAGTTAATTTCTGCCCAAGCGCTAAAACGCTTTTTAACTTCCAAAGCTTTATATAACTCTCTTGCACTTATTGCGATTTCTCCGTTTTCTTTTTCTTGTATGTTGAACATTTCGCCGATGTTCGATTGCGTTTGTAATGCTTGCATATTGTTTATGCTCCTTTCGTGTATAATGTTGTTATCAACCTAAGGAGGTGATAAGTATGGACATAATCGCGATTTGTATCGCAATTTTTAGTTTCTTACTGACTGCACTTAAATATTATTTAGACTATATGAAAGATTCTCTTAACATCGATGTTATACCTACCAGAAGCTTTAATTACTTGGTCGATGACAAATCAAGTTACAACGATATAACATTTATTAATTTCACAAAGTTTCCCATTTCTGTTATTGACGTTGAATTTGATATTAAAAATAAAGTAAATGAACAAAAAACGTTCAAACCTATACGATATAAAGATAAAAACTACTCCATTCCATTTACTTTAGGACCTTATGAAAGTGTTGAATGTACTTTTTTGCTCGAAGAATATCCAGTGATATGGGAATGGGATGTGACTATCAAAGTCACTACCAACAAAGGAATCTATATAAAGCCTGTTATCATAGAATCGCGGACAGAACACCGAGAATCAGAGCCACAAGTGACAGAGTTAACATCAGCAAATAAGGTAAGTGCTCTTTCCAACCCCAAGGATGGTTTTTTAAAGAAGTTTTTATATCATTTAAAACCTTAAACATTTAAAATCCTCCCTTTCCGTCACTCTTTAATTGGAGTGGCGTTGATTTTTTCGTCTAACTTTTTCAATGCTAATTTGTAAATAACTGAAGCATGTTCGGTTTTAAAATGAGATTCAGCAATAATTTTCAATGTTTCTAATTTATTTCTTGCATCACCGTATGTGGTACTTTCTGATAGAACACCTTCTAAAATTTGTTGAACTCGATAATCTAAAAGTTTTAAGTCTTTATTGATGCATTGTTCGACACACTCTTCTTCGGTTAACGTGATTTGTTCCATAGTTTCCTCCTGTTACGACATTTGTACAGGTTTCTGTACATTTTGTTCAAAAAAATATCTACCTACTTTTGTTGGTGGGATTTCTAATAATTCACAGATTCGTTTTATTTCCCATTGTGTAAATAAATTTTTTCCTTGCAACTTGTGATTAATAGATGTCCTTGAAATAGGGATTGCGTTCGCTAAAGAACTTTGGCTATATCTATACTCTGCCATTCTTTCGTACAGCAAACTATAATCGAAATTGTATATCATAAACTCACCTCCCTCCTTGTTCGGTTTTCTGTACAAATCAATTAAAACACCTTTGTTTAAATAAGTCAACACATAAAATACATTTTTCTGTACAATATTTGTTAAAAATTATTGATAATCGTCATTGTACGTAGTATTATGTTCTTAGGAGGTGTTCAGAAATATGAACAGTTTTAAGGATAGATTAAAGCAAATTATGTCTGAACGGAAGATATCTCAATCAGAGCTATCAAGAAGGACTGGTATTGGTAGAAACTCAATTAGCGATTATTTAAACGGAAAATATGAAGCGAAACAAGACAAAGTCTTTGAACTAGCAAAGGCTTTAAACGTTAACGAAGCGTGGCTTATGGGGTTTGATATTTCTAAGAATAGAAAAATTGAAAATAACGACATCACTTCCATATACAGTAAACTCACGCCTCCAAGACAAAGCAATGTACTAAAATATGCGACTAATCAATTAGAAGAACAAAATAATGACAGTGATAATCTGGTAGATTTCAATTCTTACATTCAAGAAAAATCCGAAGTGGATATATATGGTTGTGCGTCAGCTGGTATTGGCGAAAGATTATATAACGAGCCTATTTCAAAAGAATTCGTAAGAGGTTATGTCCCCGCACATGATATAGCTTTAAAAGTAAATGGAGACTCAATGGAGCCGTTATTTAAAAACGGACAAATTATATTCATTGAAAAATCTCACACTATCAAAGATGGACAAATAGGCGTCTTTATTATAAATGGAGATGCTTACGTAAAGAAAGTTTATGTAGAAGATAATAGATTAACGTTGGTTTCTTTAAATAAAAAGTATAAAGATTTATATTTTTATGATAACGAAAGTGTGAGGTTAGTTGGAAAAGTTATTTTATAGGAGGTAGTAAAATGAAACCTAGAAAGCAAGATGAAAAAATATTATCAGATCAATACAGTTACTTTGAACCAATAATCAGCGACAGTTGCGACATAAAATTCGACGAAAACAAGAGGAGAATGGGTTCTATATTCATTTCACATGAAGAGATTTGTTTTATAAGGAAAGAAGAAGATTATATATTCAAAATCTCATTATCAGAGGTGATAGATTATAACACTGTTGTTACTATTTGGAAAAACCAAGCTTTTTTAACATTAAACGATAATAGAAAATTAACAGTTTATTTCGTAACAAACTCTCCTTTAACAGGATTCATCTCAATTTTAAAAACTTATATGCAATTATCTAAGAATAAGGAAACAATTATCTCGAATGATTGTCTACCTATTAATGATGATGAACAAACTAAAGTTGAAATTTTCGACGTCGTAGGATTAAATTATGAAGGTCGTAGAAAAGAATTAAAGAAACTTATCAAGAAAATGAAAAATAACGACGATTTCTTTTTCTTATATAGTGATTTGAAAGGAAATGAACTTAAAGAAGAATTACTTTATGAAGACAAGGTGTATGAAATTTCTGATTACGAGGTTATTCCTGGTGTATTCTTACAAAAAGAACCGGATAATCCTTATGATGAAAACGCGATAAAAGTTATGATTTCAAATGAATACTCTGAATTTCACGTTGGATATGTACCTAGAGAGTATGCTTCAAGATTAGTCAATCATATGGACAACATCGTTTCTTGTAACGCATATATTAATGGTGGTAAGTATAAAACTTTAGATTATTTAGAAGAGAAAATCGTTACTAAAGAATCAGACTATGGATTACGAGTACATTTAGAATACAAAGTTTGAGATAGGTAAAGATTGTATTTTTATAAGTAATTACTATAAATAATAGAAAATTCATTTCACAGGAGGGTTTAACATGGATTTTAAAGAAGTTGACATTAACATTGAAGAGTGGGAAATGGTTGAAATCCCCTTTTATACAGAAGAAGAACTGACTTATAGATTGAACAATGGTTTACCTATAACTAAAAGTGAACTTGAAGAACAGGAGTCGAAAAAATGAGTACTTATAAAGAAATTGAACACTTACACATCAATACTGGTGGTAAAGAGCTTACTCAAGAGCAAATAGAAGAGGCTAAAGCTTTTATAGACAGTCAAGAATTTAAAGATATGATTCGAGAAGCTAAAGAATCACATCAAAGAGTTATGGAGTCTAAAATCACTGATAGAACTAAATTGTGATTAACAGCGCCTGTGTGGCGCTTTAATATAAAAGACGTCTATTTCAGCAGTGTTTGAAAGGAAGTTTATAATGAAAATAACTAATTGCAAAATAAAAAAAGAAACTATAGTATATGAAGTTTTAACTAGTGGTAATCAACCATTCACTTATGAGTTACCTAAAGATTTATCGTCACATAATGCGCGTAAATACTTGGAATTTATTTCACAAAAAATAGATGGCGATAAGTTAACCAAAGAAGATTCATTATGATTTTACTAATCAAAAAACGTCTACAAGTGTAGACGTTGAATGGTGGTGAGAGTGTGAGCGAGAATAAAGGAGAAATTAGAAATGGCGAGTCCGGAAGTGATCAAAAATTAACTAGCGGTCAAGTTGAAAGTTTAATCCAAGAACCTAAGAAGAAATAATTAATTTTTTCTTATCGATATATAGATATTCTAATTTAACTTTGTTTTCAAAATCTAAATATGAATCATTGTATTCAGACAATGTTTTGAAGGCTTCGTAATTAGCATTAAATCTAGTATCAAGTAATATATTTCGATTGTGTTTTCTTGAATAGTTATCAAGGAATCCTTTTTCAATTATGTTACCTTCGAAATCTTTTACAGTTATGAACATTTTATATTTATTATCTTCATACTTTAATAGATGTACAGGTAGCGTTTCAACTTTTTTTAAATTATTACTTTTACGGTTATGATTACTAAAAATATTGTATATTTCTATAATTTTTGTATACACGAATTCTGTTAATATGATGATTATTAATATACTTACTATTAGTGCAGACAATGTTTTTGTAAAAGTTAATTTTTGAAATAGCTGATTTACGTTGTTTTGTCCTGAAAACAGACTAAGAGTTAATAAAAAAATAAAAACAGAAACTACAGAAAAGAAAGCGAGAATAACTTTCTTATTATCACTATTGAAATACACCAAATTCTTATTGGATAGAGCATAGTAAGTATAAAATCCTGGTATCCCAGTTGTTATTATCAATAGTAAAATTTGCAAAATATCACCTACTTTTTATTTTATTATATCACATTTAGTACCTAGTACTAAATATCGGGTAGCCCGCCTACCCTTATTATTTTTTGCCAATTTTGAGGAGGGATGTAAAATGTGGTTTGAAAAATTTAAAAATAAGAACAATGAAACGAAGTATAGATACTACGAGAAATACAAAGATCCGTATACAGATAAATGGAAGCGCGTAAGTGTTGTGTTGAACAAGAATACAAAACAATCACAAAAAGAAGCAATGTTTCGTTTAGAAGATAAGATAAAAGAAAAATTGAATAACCAGTCATCAAGCATTTTAAAAACTTTGACTTTTCACGCGTTATTAGATGAATGGCTTGAATATCATATAAAAACATCTGGCTTTAAAGTAACGACGCTTGATAATTTGAAAACAAGAATCAAAAACATCAAAAAGAACAGTTCTCAAAATTTACTTTTAAACAAAATTGATACAAAGTACATGCAAACATTTATTAACGAATTATCAAACGTATATTCTGCAAATCAGGTAAAGCGTCAACTTGGACATATGAAAGAAGCTATTAAATACGCCGTTAAATTTTACAATTATCCAAACGAACACATATTAAATAGCGTCACACTACCAAAGAAGAGTAAGACGATAGAAGATATAGAAAAAGAAGAAGCGAAAATGTATAACTATTTAGAGATGGAACAGGTAATACAGATACGCGATTTTATACTGAACGATAATAACATGCAGTATAGAGCTCGTATTTTAGTTGCTGGGGCTGTTGAAGTTCAAGCTTTAACAGGTATGCGCATAGGTGAGTTATTAGCGCTCCAAGTTAAAGATGTAGACCTCAAAAATAAAACGATCGCTATTAATGGCACTATTCACAGAATCAAATGTAATGCTGGATTTGGTCACAAAGATACTACGAAGACCGCAGGTTCAAAAAGAAAAATCGCCATCAATTCAAGGATAGCAAATGTATTGAAAAAAATAATGTTAGAAAATAAAAAGATGCAACAATGGGAACCAAGCTATGTTGATAGAGGGTTTATATTCACAACTTGCCAAGGAAATCCTATGCAAGGCAGTAGGATAAACAAACGATTGTCCTCAGCTGCAGAATCATTAAATATAAATAAAAAAGTTACTACTCACACACTAAGGCATACACACATAAGTTTATTGGCGGAAATGAATATATCGTTAAAAGCAATTATGAAAAGAGTAGGACATAGAGATGAAAAAACGACTATAAAGGTGTATACACATGTAACAGAGAAAATGGACAGAGAGTTAGAGCAAAAATTAGAAAAACTTGTGTACTAAAAGGTATCTGCCCTTTTTCTGCCCTTTTTTATTTTTAAAGACGCTACAAATCCTTTGTAACAACTGATATTAAAGGCTTTTTAACACAAGTTAATCCCATCCTTGTATGATTGGTTTAACTTGCCAGATACCTCTTCGTGTGGCAGGTTCATCATTCGTAACATTAACAAATGGTTGATTGGACGGATGTAATGACGAAATTACTGGTACGACACCATCATTTTTACGCCATTCTTCTCTTGCATCATGACCAATAATTCTACTCGTTGTATCCATTAAGAAAAATGTACCTAAATCAGGATTTTCATAACCTAATGGACCAGTATGAGATGATACACCAGTATAAGTCGTGTACGTAATATTTGGATTCATACTTGTCATGTTGTTCAATTTTGCAGAGCCATTTAACGTTAAATCATACGCAGCATTATCGTCTGATGTCCAAATTTTGCTTTTACTAACGCGTTTTATATAGTCAATGTAACTCTCATTTGGTAATTGTTTAAAGCCCCATTGCGTTAATCCTAAATCGATATTCGAATACTTGTTACCCATAAATCGATTTAAAGCGAACATGATTTTTCTAACAGCTTCTGTATTTCCAAACTTATCAGCTGCTTGTGAACCATTATGTGGTGTTGCTAATGTTGTGATTGATGCAACCAT